CTTAGCTAAAAGACATAATGAATTATTTAATGAGGAATGGGGTACTGAAGAATATAAGACCGAAAACAGTAGTATTTTTACTGGTGGCATATATCAATACAAAATACCTTTCGAGCATATGAAGTTCGAGAGATTACTGGATATTAACGCCATAAACCCTCCGACAAACATACAATGGGGTTACTGTGTTGATAACAAGCAAGAGAGCTATATCGGTAAGCCAATCGTTTTTTATATGGCATTAAAGACAGCGGAATTGTCTTTTGTAGATATTGTAGACCCAGTAACTAATGAACCAGACAGTCATACACCTATTCAAGCGTATTTTGCACCTGCAAACTCTAATCTATTATTCCCAGACTTAGAGAATAGGCAATCAATCAACTTTAGCCCAGAGTCTGATGAATGGGAGTTAACACCTAACAATAGAACGTTGTTTAACAAATACCACAGTAATTACATCTCTGGTATATTTAATAAAACTAATAGACTGACTAAGATGTCGGCATATTTACCATTGAGAATACTTTTAAAATACAATCTTTCAGATAGATTTCAAGTAGCTGGAAAGTCTTACAAGATTAACTCAATAGAGACTGATTTTTATACTGGTAAATCACAACTTGAATTACTAACAGACTACGCTCCAGCAGTTATTGATTTAGTTCCACCAACAGCACCTACTAACTTATCTTTAGTACAAGGCTCACAGACGTCAAGTGGTTTCGAAGTTAATTGGACTGCTGCAACAGATAACGTGGGTGTTACTGGATATATTATAGACTTACAACAAGATTTCTATACTACCGTAGGAAATGTAACTTCTTATACCTTCACGGGTTTACAAGGAGGTACTAATTATAGGGTAGCAATATACGCTACAGATGCTGCTGGTAACGTATCCCCAATTTCAAATATATTAGACACATTTACACTACAATAATGATAAGAGAGACTTTAGAATTACTAAGAGATAAGGATTGGTTAATTGACGATATGGATGTCAATATAGCTAAAGGGCTTTATGAAATGCCTTCAACATTTAAAGAACTAAAAACAAAAATAAAAAGAAAAAAACTAACAAATGGCAGACGATAATAAAATAGTTTTAAAGATACAAATTGAAAAAGACGGTTCAACAGCTACATTAAAAAACTTTAAAAATGAGGTCATAAAGTCTGGTGTAGCTATAAAGGATTTAAGTAATTCTTTAGGTAACTTTACTACAAGTAGGCTTAAAATGAATGGTCAAGTTAAAGTAACTACAGAACAATTCAAAAGACTTGAGAAGTCGGTTGGAGGCTTTAAAACAGCTACTGGAGCGAGTACCTCAGCTACCCTTGAACTTGGTAGGGTTCTTTCAGATATGCCTTATGGTATTCGAGGTGTTGCGAACAACTTACAACAATTAGCTTCTAACTTATTCTTTATGTCTAAGGCTACAGATGCCGCTACTGGTAAGTCTGTTGGGTTTGGAGGTGCTTTAAAGAATTTATTAGGAGGTCTTATAGGTCCTGCTGGAATACTCATAGCTTTTCAAGGTGTTATAGCTCTATTTGATTACTTTAGTGGTGGAGCTAAAGGAGCAGGAGAATCAACATCAGAACTTAGAAGTGAGTTAGATAGTTTAGTAGACACTTTAAGTAACCTTAGTATAGCTCAGTCTGACGTTAATGATAAGATTTTAGAATATATAGAATACAGAACTTTATCATCAAAATCAGAGAAAGAGTTAAAGGAATTAACTGAAGATATAAGTGAATTAGATGAAAAAATAAACGCTAAAAAAACAGCTAATTCTAAATTTGAGTTAAGTTTCAAAGAAAGGTCAAAAGGCATCACTATAGAGCAATATAAAGCACTTTCAGAACAAGAAAAAATAGAAGTTAGAAGGAATGTTCAATTAGGTAACTTAACAAGCTTATTAGACGTTTATCAACGTAGGGTTGAAGATGTTAGTGAATTAGAAACTGAAAGAATTAATATCTACAACAAATCTATTGGTCTTATATCAAAGCTAAAAGAAGAAAAGGATAAATTAACAGCAGCAGAAGAAGATAGTTTAAAAGGCTTAAAAAAGACACTAAGTAAACAGAAAGAACAAAGAGAGATATTATCAAAAACATCTGAAAAATATAAAGAATTAACTAAAGATATAAATGAAACTCAGAAAGCTATTGAAGCTATTGAGGGGGTTAAAAAGAAAGCAAGTCAATCTAAAAAACTATCATTCTTTAAAACACCTAAGGAGTTAGAATTAGATGTTAAAAGTAATGAAAGCATTTTATTATCTTTCTCAAAAAAAATACAGCTACAAGACTTAAAAAACAAAGAGTCAGAAGAATTACGAAATGCTAAAACAGAGAAAGAGAGATTCGATATAAAGAAAAGGTATGAAAAAGATGCATTAAAAATACAATTAGATAATGAACTCAAGGTACTTCAATTAAAGGAAACTACCGAGAAACAAGTGCTTGAAACTAAGTACAAGAATTTCCAATCAGAAGCTCAACTTAGGTTTTTAGCCTTTAAGGATTCGTTAGAAAAGAAACGTCAATTAGGAGAGATTACTGAATCTCAAGAAAAAACTCTTCTTGACTCGGCTCGAAAAAGCACAAGTGAGCTAATATCCAGTTCCTTTGAGGAGAGAAATAAAGAACTTGGCAATAAGGGTACATTTGATACTAAATGGAAAGAAATATATGCTGCATTTGAAGAGCTTAGGAAACTTAGAGAGAAAGCTCTCAGTATAGCTCCAAAAGAAGGGGAGATAGAGACTGACCTTGAAAAGTGGGCGAGGTACGCTGAGAACGCTAAAGCCATAATAAGTACGGTAAGTGATTTTGTAGAATCTGAGTTTGATAGACAGATGACTGTCGAACAAAACAAAACAAACGCTTTAAATAATGAATTAAATAAAAGACTTCTTAATGAAAATTTAAGCAAAGAACAGAAAGAAGATATACAGAATCAGATTGCTCAGAATGATGAAAAATTAAGAGTAAAGCAAGAGAAGATTGCGAGAAAGAGATTTAATGTAATGAAGGCTTTTAGTTTAGCTACGGCATTAGCTGACACATACTTAGCTACACAAAAAGCTTACACATCTCAATTACAGTTAGACCCAACCTCTCCTATTAGAGCTAAGATAGCTGCTGGAGTTGCTTTAGCTGCTGGTCTCGCAAATGTTGCAGCGATAGCAAGAACAAGATTTGAATCCTCTTCTGGTACAAGCCCTGCTATTGGAGTTGGAGGCGGTTCTGGTGGAGGAAGTGCGAGAGCCGAACCTTCGTTCAATATAGTAGGAAGGTCTAATGAAAATGTTTTGATGAGTGCTATACAGTCACAATTTGACCAACCATTAAGAGCTTACGTTGTAGCAAGAGACGTAACTAATCAACAACAATTAGATGGAGTTATAACTGGAGCTGCTGGTACATAAAATAAAACAAAGAAACTAAATAAAGTTAACATAACATAAAAGAATAAGATATGAATGAATTAGAAACTTTTGAATTGTTTATAGATGAAGCAAGAGAAGAAGATGGTATAGAAGCCATCTCCCTTGTTGAGTTTCCTGCAATAGAAGAGAACTTTGTCGCTTTAAGTAAGCATAAGGTAGAGTTTAAAACAGTAGATAGTGAGAAGAGAGTTATCGTAGGTCTTGCATTAGTTCCAGACAAGCCAATATATAGACGTAGCGGAGACAAGGAGTATAATATTATATTCTCTAAAGAAACTGTAAGAAAAGCCTCTGAACTATACTTAAAACGTCTTAAACTAAACAACGCTACATTAGAACACGATGAGCAAATGACAAGTGGTGTATCTGTAATAGAGTCTTGGATTGTAGAAGACCCTTCTAAAGATAAAACTGCTTTATACGGATTAAATGCTGTTGAAGGTGCTTGGGCTGTAACTATGAAGATAGATAATGACGAAGTATGGGAAGATGTTAAATCTGGTAAATACTTAGGATTGAGTATCGAAGGTATGTTTAGCGATAGAGCTGAAGACATTGAAGAGGTTGAGGCTAATGAGATATTAGACCAAATCAAGGATATGTTAGCTAAAGAGATGTTAGAGTCTTATTCTGATTACCCTCAAAGTGCAACTAATAATGCAAAGAAAGCATTAAAGTACAAGAAAGAAAACGGAAGTTCTTGTGGTACAAGCGTAGGATGGACAAGAGCAAGTCAATTAGCAGGTAGAAAACCTTTAAGTAGAGATACAATCGCAAGAATGGCATCTTTTAAAAGACATCAACAACACAAAGACGTTCCTTATACTGAAGGGTGTGGAGGACTAATGTGGGACTGCTGGGGAGGAACAAGCGGTATAGAATGGGCTATTAACAAACTTAAAAAAATAGACGGATAGTATGAAAGCAGTATATTGTAAGTGTAAGAATACATATTCTATTGACTGCGACAAAGGCAAGAAGAAATGTAAATCTGAAGAGTATTGGAAACAAGGTATCGGTTCGATATACAAAGAGACAGAAGATTAGAAAACAAGACACTAAGTCTGTGAATAGTTATATTAATATAAATCAATAAGTATGAAAGCAACAGAAATCCTTAACAACGTAAAAGAGCTTTTAAATCTTTCTAAAGAAGAGATTAAAGTTGAAGAAGTTGTTGTAGAAGAAGCAGTAGATTTGTCTACTGAAGAAGTGATTGAAGCTATTGAAGAAGAAGTAGAGGAAGTTATCCTTGCTGAAGAACCTAAAGAAGAAGTGATTGTTGACGAGGTGGCAGAAGCACCAGTAGCAAATTACGCTACATCTGAGGAGTTATCAGCAGTTAAAACTGAATTACTTTCTATGATTAAAGCGTTAATCGAAGATAAGTCGGCAGCGGACACTAAAGAAGTTCCTCAAGAATTATCATCACAAGAAGAGGTTGAGTTATCTGAAGAAGCAGAAGAAGTTGTGCATTCTCCAGAAGCATCAGTCGAAAAGAAAAAAAGTTTATTATCAAACCCAAACAAAGTTTTGACTACTGAAGAAAGAGTCAACAGAATGTTATTCAATTAAAAATTATATAAAAATGGCTACTACTACAAGTATTACTACTACTTATGCTGGAGAAAGCGCAGGGAAATTTATCTCAGCAGCTTTATTAGCAGGTAACACAATTGCAAACGGAGGACTAACTATTCGTCCAAACGTAAAATTTAAAGAAGTTGTAAAAAGATTGGAATTAGACGGTATCGTAAAAGATGGTACTTGTGATTTCGCTGACACATCAACTTTAACATTAACTGAAAGAATCTTACAACCTAAAGAGTTACAAGTTAACTTAGAATTATGTAAGAAAGATTTCCGTTCTGACTGGGATGCAGTACAGATGGGATATTCTGCTTTTGACAACTTACCAAGCTCTTTCCAAGAGTATTTAATCGGTTATGTTGCTGCAAAAGTTGCACAAAAGAACGAACAAAACATTTGGGCTGGAGCTGAAGCTGAAGGTTCATTTGATGGATTCTCTACTTTATTAGCTGCTGATGCTGATAAGATTGAAGTAACTGGAACTACTGTAACTGCTGCAAACGTTGTTGCTGAGTTAGGGAAAGTTGTAGATGCTATTCCTTCTGCATTATACGGAAGAGATGATTTACATATTTACGTTGCACAAAACGTATTTAGAGCTTACAAGAGAGCTTTAGGTGGATTCCAAAGTGGAGGACAAGGAGCTGCTGGTTATATGGCACAAGGAAACAATCAAGACATCAATGTATTGTTCTTTGATGGTGTAAAAATCTTTATGGCTAACGGACTTCCTTCTGACAAAATGATTGCTACTACTAAAGACAACTTACACTTCGGAACTGGCTTAATGGCTGATTCTCAAGAAGTACGTATCTTAGATATGGCTGACTTAGATGGTTCACAAAATGTAAGAGTAATTATGAGATTTACAGCAGGAGTACAATACGGAATTGCTGAAGATATCGTAACTTACGGAATTGCATAGTAATAAATAA